CGTTTTTTTGTTTTCTTTTTTCTCTTTTTTTTTTTTTTTTTTTTTTTTTTTTTTTTTTTTTTTTTTTTTTTTTTTTTTTTTTTTTTTTTTTTTCTTTTTTTTTTTTTTTTTTTTTCTTTTTTTACTTTTACGCCGTTTTGATTTTTTATATTTTCTTCGTCGAGTTTTCTTACGGCGTCGTGATTTTCTTCCTCCACCTAAAGTTTTGGGTGGGCTCATATCTACTTGTTTATCGAATTCACCATCGGCACTACCTTTTAATGTCGAACCAATTGAACTAGCAATAGAATTGTTTCCTTCTTCTCCGGCTGGTCCCATTTGAGGTACAGTTATTCCCTCACCTCCTCCTGCCATAGCCTTGTTCATGGCAACTACATTTGCTGCATCAGTTTTTTGATTATGTATTGTTCCTTGAAGAGCCTGACTACTTGAAGTTGCGTTTACCTCAGGAACATCAAATTCCATACTAACTGCTCCACCAGAAAATCTTCTTTTCCTTTTTCTTTTTCGCAATCTTTGTCTTAACATTGTTATATATTATTTTGATAAAATAAAATATAAAAACAAATAAATATAAAATTTTATATGGATTTTAAAATTGACGATGAGACACGCTTGAATTTTAATAATATGTTAAAGGAATCAGGTGTTGAAAATAATACAAATAAAATCAAAAGGTTAAAACATAGTGAAAAAATTAGAGAACAGGTTTCGATTATGATGGATATAAAGAAAAAATATGTAAGGCTAGATAAAAAAATGATTGATAATATGATAGATAATAAGTGTAATTGGTTATTTACTAATTATACTAATATTTTTAATAAATTAAAAAAAGGTCAAATAAGTTTACAAATATTGGATAAGTTTCTTGATATTTTAAAAAGTATTGAAGATGGTAATTGTGACCAACATGAAGGTTCTGTGAAGGTGGGTAAATTATTAAAAGAATTATATATTGATAGTGCAATGAGACAAGAAAAACAGTTTGAAAAAAGAGCTAATAAAAAGAAAAAAAAAAGTAAAAAAATACAAAATAAACTTACTTGGGAGGAATATAAGAAGAGTCATCTTTCTTCTTAATATTTTATTATGTGTTTTGCAATTAATACAAATTGAAAATGTATTAAATAATAAATATTGATATATAAAAATAAATGAATCTGGTAATTGTAGAATCACCCGCCAAATGTGGTAAAATAGAAAGTTATCTTGGTGCAGGTTATAAGTGTATCGCGAGTTTTGGTCATATTAGGGAGATAGCAAATGGCCTTAAAAGTATAGATTTTACTAATAATTATAGAGTTTCTTTCAAACCGGCAAAAGGAAAGTCAAAATACATATCAAATATGCGAAAGGCAATATCAAATGCTAAGGAAGTTATACTGGCCACAGATGATGATAGAGAAGGGGAAGCTATTGCGTGGCATATTTGTAAAATGTTTAATTTACCTTTAGAATCTACAAAAAGGATTATCTTTCATGAAATTACAAAACCTGCTATTAGGGCAGCTATCCAAAATCCTACTTTTTTGGATATAAATAAGGTTAATGCTCAACAAGCTCGTCAGGTTTTAGATTTACTGGTTGGATTTATAATTAGTCCTATTTTGTGGCAAAATATTAGTAGAAATTCAAAATCGAGTTTAAGCGCTGGTAGATGTCAAACTCCAGCGTTAAGGTTAGTTTATGACCAACAACAAGAAATTAACAACTCTCCTGGAAAAAAGGTTTATAATACAGAAGGTATTTTTACAAAACATGATTTAAATTTTGTATTAAATCATAATCATAATACTGAAAAGGAGGTTGAAAAATTTTTAGAAGATAATGTAAATTTTGACCACAAATATAATGTAACTAAACCTAGACAAGTAAAAAAAAATCCTCCTAAACCTTTTACAACTAGTTTGCTTCAACAAAAATCTAGTAATGAATTTCATTATTCTCCAAAAATGACAATGAAAATAGCACAAAATTTATATGAAGGAGGTTACATTACTTATATGAGAACCGATAGTGCAAAATATAGTAAAGAATTTGTCGGAAAAGCACAAGAATTTATAAATAAGAAATACGATAAGGATTATATAAATAAAAATATTGAAAATCAAATTAATAATAAAAAAAAACAAGATGAAAAAAAGAAGAAGAAAAAAAAGAAAGATAATAATGCACAAGAAGCACATGAAGCTATTAGACCAACAAAAATAGAAAGATTTAATGTAAATGTTACAGGTAAAATTACAGGAAAAGAGGTAAAACTATACAATTTAATTTGGAAAAATACAATAGAAAGTTGCATGAGTCCGGCTATTTATAATAGCATATCTGCTACTATAACAGCACCTGAACAACATAAATATAGATATACAAGTGAAGAGGTTGTTTTTCTGGGATGGAAAATTATTGAGGAAGTAGAGTGTGAAAATCCTATTTATAGATATCTTTTAACTATTAAAAATAAAACAACAATGGATTATAAAGAACTAAATAGTAATGTTACGTTAAAGGACCTAAAAAAAAATTATACCGAGGCTAGACTTGTTCAAATGTTGGAAAAAAAAGGAATAGGGCGTCCTTCTACTTTTTCAAGTTTAATAGATAAAATACAACAAAGGCAATATGTTAATAAAATGGACGTGAAAGGTAAACTATTAAAGTGTACAGATTTTAAATTAATTGATTGTGAAATAGAAGAAATTAAGCATGAAAGAGTTTTTGGAAATGAGAAGAATAAATTAGTAATACAGCCTTTGGGTATTATTGTATATGAATTTTTAGCAGAACATTTTGACGATTTATTTAATTATAATTACACTAAGAATATGGAGGAAGACTTAGATAAAATTTCTAGAGGAGAAAAAGTATGGTATAGTTTATGTGATGAATGTAACAATCAAATTAAAGGTTTATCAAAAAATATAAAATCTAATAATAAAAGGGGATACGTTATTGATGAACACCATACATATATGGTTGGTAAATATGGGCCTGTTATAAAATATGAAAAAGATGGTGAAACAAAATTTAAAAATGTAAGGAAAGATATAGATATTGAAAAACTAAAAAACAAAGGCTATAAACTAGAAGAGATTCTTGAAACTCAGGGGTTTTCAGGTAAAAATCTAGGAAATTATAAAAATAATGATGTAATACTTAAGAAAGGTAAATATGGTCTTTATATTAGTTATGATGGTAAGAATTTATCAATAAAACATATTGATAAGGGTGAAAATGAAATAGTTTTAGATGATATAAAAGATGTATTGGATGGGAAAAAAACAGCAAATAAAAATGTTATTAAGGTAATAAATGAAAATATATCGATTAGAAAAGGAAAGTATGGTCCATATGTATTTTATAAAACAAGTAGTATGAAAAAGCCAAAATTTATTAAAATTGCAAAAAATGACTCGGTTGAATCAATAGATGAAATTTGGGTAAATAGTAAATTGTAAATATAATATATACAGAATATATATATTATGCCAAAAAAATATAGAAGAAATAAAAAAAGAAAAATGAAAGGAGGTGCGATAGAGTCTAATTTAAATGAACCATTATTAACAAAAAATAATATATCTTCAAACGGAAATATGTCAAATGTTCTTGATAAAACAAAAACAAAAAGAGGTGCATCAAAATCAACATATAAAAGATATAATACCGGATTATTTATAACCATACTATCGGCTTTTTCTATTATTGGAGTAGTTTGGTTTTTTATTTCAAGAAGTTTAGTAAGACATAAATATAGTGAAGCTTTAAGTTATGGTTTGATGGCTTTTTCTGTTATATTATCTTTGATATTGGTTGTAATTGCTGGAATTAAAACTGTTAGTCATATGAGTGAAAACGGTATAATAGATGCTTTGAAGAAAATTTTACAAGTTTCAAAATACGTTTTATTTAATAGTTTTCCAGCACAGTTAATATTAATTCAGTTAGGAATATTAATATGGTTATGTATTGAGCATTCAACGTATTTATTTACTTCTGAAACTTTACCACAAACATTTACAATATTTAATATTATTGCTATGATTATGTTGTTAGGTCAATTATATGTTTGGCATGGTGAAATAAGAAGAATTTTGGTTAGTAAATTGGATAAAAGGTCTAGTCTAACAATCCCTGCATTTATATTATTGGCAATTATTTCAGGGTTATCTATTGGACAAATATACGTTATTCTAGAACATCTTCGGACAGATTGTTAAAGATAAAAAAACGAAAGGTTAATCCATAATCTTTAGTTTCATCTGAATCCCATATACCTGAAATTTTTAGTAAAAAATTTATTTTACTATAATTTTTTAATTCAATATTATCATTTCCGTATAATTTAATAAAAAATTGGTTTAATTGTTCACTAATTCTATATACCGGTATTTTTTGTGTATTATTTTCATATTTAAGCATGATTGTTTTTTCAATATTTTGGACTAATGAAATATTTTTAATATTTTCCTCTGTTTTTGCTATAGAGCATTTTATTTTATTAAAATATTTTTCAAGTATAACATTTTCAAGTGAAAATATTAAAAAAATTCCACTTATAGATGAAGTCTGGTCTGAATATATAATTCTATAAAAATCACTACTGTTTAAAACCTTATTTTTAATTTTTTCATTTATAATAATATTGTTAATATCTAATTCATTTAATTTCATTGATATAATCATTTATATTATAAATAATTATATATTTAAGTGTTTTACAAGTTGTCATTAATTATGCTGTAAATTTGATTCCGAATTATATTTTAATAAATATAATAATAATATAGTTTGTTTGTTCATATCTATTTCTAGGTTATTTTCTATATTTAAAAAAATGTCTTCGCATTCATTTAAAGTATTTGTAAGATTATGATATTGATTAGTTATGAATTCTTTCCATAAATTTGTTATGTTTGGATATTTTTCTTTTTTTTTTTCTAATAATTGTAAAATATAATTTAGTTTATCTTCCATATTTAAATTAAGTAATTTTAATATTTTAAGTATTAAATAATATTTTATATTTAATATATTTATGAAATATCTATCAACAAAATTTGAAGAATATATTAATGAATGTGAAAAAATAAATTTACATCCTAACAAACAAAAATTATTTAATTCTATGAGTGATACTCTGGGTAAGCATAATAATTTAATACTTTATGGTCCAGATGGAGTGGGAAAATATACTCAAGCTTTAAATTATATAAAAAAATTTAGTCCTACAAAGTTAAAATACGAAAGAAAAATAGATTTTACTTCAAATAAAAAACAATATATTTTTAAGGTTAGTGATATACATTTTGAAATAGATATGGAATTATTAGGGTGTAATGCTAGACATTTGTTTAATGATTATTATTTACATATTATAGATATTTTGATTTCAAGAGGTCCAAATAATAATGGTATAATTTTATGTAAAAATTTTGAAAAAATTCATAGTGAATTATTAGATATATTTTATAGTTATATGCAATTGATGTCTCATAAAAATATTAAAATTACATATATTATTATAACTAATTGTGTTAGTTTTATACCCAATAATATATTACAAAGATGTTTTTTGGTTCCGTTTAAAAGGCCTACAAAAGGTAATTATGCAAAGATTGCTGATAAAAAATTTTTAAAAAATATAACAACAAATAATATTAATAATATTAAAGATATTAAATCTGGTGTTACTATTAAGCCTATTAAAGACATTGATTTAATAAATAAAATAGTTTCTCAGATAATTAAATTCAAAAAAATTGATTTTTTGGCTATGAGAGAGAGTATATACGCTTTATTAATATATAACCTGGATATTTATGAATGTATGTACAGTATATTATCTAAATTAATAGTAAAAGGGAAATTAAAGGATCAACATTTTGAGAAAATATTATTTAAGACTTATAAATTTTTAAAATTATATAATAATAATTATCGTCCCATTTATCACTTAGAGAGTTTTATATTTTATGTATGTATAGTAATAAATGAATTATAATAAGGCTTGTAAATTATTAGAATTGCCTGAAAAATATACGGATGGTATGTTGAAAAAATCATATTTTCGTATGGCATTAAAATTTCACCCAGATAAGTACACTGAAGATAATGGTGAAAAATTTAAAGAAATAAAGGCTGCTTATGATTTTTTGGAGGATGGGAAGGGGGGTCTCAAAAATAAGATTAATATTGATGAAAATATTAATTATAAAGAACTAATAAAAATATGTGTTAAATATTTCTCTCCAGAAACGAATTGGGATACCTTATTTGTTGATACAAGTTTTCATGGTATTATAAAGGATTGTCAAAATTTATCTTTGAAAATATTTGACAAATTAAATAATAAAAAAGCATTACAGGTATATGAATTTTTAAACAAAAATAATTTTATATTCAATATTGATGAAGGGTTATTAAACCAGTTAAAAATAAATTTACAGAAGAAAACATTACATGAAAATATTATAATATTAAATCCGACATTGGAAGATATATTAAATGATAATATATTTAAATTAAAGGTTGAAGATAAAGATTTTTATGTACCGTTATGGCACCATGAACTGTTTTTTTCTTTGCATAATAAAGATTTGATTGTTAAATGCGAACCTGTTCTGACAAAAAATATATGGATTGATTATAAAAATAATTTATATATATTTGTAGAGATACCAATTATTGATTTATTATCAAAAAAGGAATATGAAATTAATTGTGGAGAGAAAAAATTAAAAATAAAAGGCGAAGACCTTAAAATAACAAAAGAAAAACAGGTAATAATATTACAAAATAAAGGTATATTACGAATAAACGAAGAGCATATGTATAATGATAATGAAAGAGGTGATATTTATATTGAGATTATATTAAAATAAGAAAACCATATAATATTTTAACAATTATTATATTATATGTCAAAAAACTTTGCGTTTCCAGAAGACGTTTGGAATATAATAAAGGATTTTATACCTACATGGAAAAACAATCATTTTAGAAAGTTAAAGAATTCACTAGAAGCCAGGCATGTTGATGGTCGTAAAGAAAGAAAAAGTAAATTTTGGGTATCAGGTAGAAAGGTAGGTATTAAATCTTTATATCCTGAAGAATTATTAAAAGAGGAATTTAAATTATCTAGTAAAGCATATAAAACTACATTTAGATTACCATGGAATGATAAAGTTGAAAAACGTATTGCAAATTTTTATGACTTAAAAGAATGTAAATGGGTAGAAAAGTATTTATTAAATCAATAATAAAGTTAAATATTTTTATTTTAATAAAGTAAATTGAAATAAAAAAATTATTCTGTATAATAATAAAAATGACAACAATACAAAAACCATTTTTAAAATGGGTAGGTGGAAAAACACAACATATCAAGATTATAATGGATAGTTTTCCAAAAAAAATGGTAAATTATCATGAAATTTTTCTAGGAGGAGGAAGTGTATTATTAGCTTTATTATCAAAACAAAAAGCTGGAGAAATTACAATTAAAGGTGACATATACGCTTATGATTTAAATAAACAATTAATCCAAGTGTATAGACATGTTCAAAAAAATAAAGATGAATTATTTATGATTATAAAAAACTACAAAAAAGAATATAGCAAATGTCCGGATGCTGAAAAAGGTACAGCAAATAGAGACCCAAAAAATATTACAGAAGCCAAAACATCAAAAGAAAGTTATTATTTTTGGATGAGAAAAACCTTTAATAACATAACAGATTTATCTGTAAAAAATTCAGCGCTATTTATTATGATTAATAAACTTTGCTTTAGAGGCGTTTATAGAGAAGGACCAAACGGTTTTAATGTAGGATTTGGTCACTATAAAAAAATACCAGAAATTATAACAAAAGAAAAATTAGATATAATTAGCGATTTAATAAAAGATGTTATATTTATTAGTACAGATTTTACAGAATCAATTGAAAATGCTACGATATATGATTTTGTTTATTTAGACCCACCGTATGCTCCTGAAAACAGTCAATCTTTTGTAGGTTATACGAAAGATGGGTTTGATATCGATACACATAAAAGTTTATTTAAGTTAACAAAAAAATTATCAAAAAAAAAAATCAAATTCTCTATGAGTAATTCAAATGTAGATTTGGTTAATGAAACATTTAAAATATTTTATATAAAAAGTGTTCATGCAAAACGTTCTATAAATTCAAAGAATCCGGGCGCAACAACAAAAGATGTTTTAATACAAAATTTTAAATAAAAGAATTAATAAATTTTTCATTCCATAAATCAGTCATTAAACATGCCATTTCAACTATATTACCAGAACCATATAATTCATAAGATTTATCATGTGAACCTTTAATAGATTTTAAAAATGACATTGCTGCTGACATTTTTGACGTTGATAAAGCTGTTATAGCTTTTTTTTTGCTAAAATCTAAATAAGAGTTACGGGTCCAGTTAGTTTTGTTAGTAGACATATATAATTGTTAAGATATTCGTTTTTTAAATTCAATTTAAAAACGCAGTAGTTTGATTATCTATACCTTTATTAGACATAGTATACCAATTGTCATCGAAATCTATATATCTTACATTTTCTATATCTATTACACCTATAATATCAAATATATGTGTTTTTTGATTATATAAATATACTCTTTTTTCTGTTCTGTCTTTATTACCTTCATTAATCAATTTTTTTAACTCATCAATACCATTTAAATTATAAGTTTTTTTTAAAAAAAATTCCGCATATTCAGGAAAAATCTTTGTTTGTTTTATTTTAGTTAAAATGTTATATATCTCTTCCATAATTTAAAAAAATTTATTAAAATATTTTTAAATTATAATGTATTGAATGTATTTAATTATTCAGAAGTCTTTTTGCGACGGACAACTTTCTTCTTTTTTTTCTTCGGAGGAGTGGGTTCAACCTGTTCTTCCTGTTGCTCTTCCTCATCATCTTCGTCATCATCATCAAAAGTAGGTGAGGTTGACTCTACTTCCTCTACTTCCTCCTCATCATCTTCCTCTACCTCCTCATTTTCTTCATCCCATTCACTAGCACCATTTCTATCATCCTCATCATTCTCTCTGGCTAATTCAGCAGGACCTTTGGAATCATCTTCGCTATCTGTATCAATTGTTGCATAATCATCTTGTT